CGGTCGTCGTCTTCTGAACATAGTCAACCGTGTGACCTGACAGAGCGACAAGCCACTGGTCTGTGGTCCCCGTGTCCTTGACTGCTATTCCAAAGGCTCCCGCCACTTGACTGGAGCCAAGACTCTTCGCCAACTTCACGGTATCTGAAGTGCCCAGGTAGTCCCCAAGAGTCACGGTGCCCGTAGTCTTCACCATTACCAAACCTGAACGAACCACTCGACCTTCACTATCGTCGCCCACCTCTGTAGAGCCATCTAACCCACTGGCAATCACACCAGCAACCTTGGCACTACCAGCCGAAGTCGTTGTTGTTACAGAGCGAGCCTCACTTGTGTCGAAGATAACCAGATCCCCGTAATCCAAGGTGGCACCACTCCTGTTGAAGTAGTATTGCTCAACATTCTTAGCGACCGACTGCCAGCGGGTGCCGTCATGGATCTTCAAGATTCCGTAACCATCTGCCTCTGGACTTGAAGTGTCCCACCAAGCATGACCAGCAGTAGCAGCAGCCGGAGCTGTTGTACTACTCGTTATGATATGAGAACCGTCAGCAAGTGCAGCCTCGGCAATGTTAGCAACAGAAGCGGAGTCCACCAAGTTGTGCAACTTAGTGGCTGTAACCAAATCCCCGCTACTGAATGTGTGACCTCTAGTTAGATTAGCCATTAGTCAAAGTTCTCCATTTCAGGTAATGCAGAGACAGAGAAGTACAGAATCTTTACCTTATTCTGCCCACTACTCCTGAACTTGAACTGCATCTCTCGACAAGCCTCAAACCTGTCGAGGTAAAATCTTTTCCGAAACAACCCGCCGTCCGACAGGATTGCCTTCTCGTTCAAAACAAAACCACTTTCAGGATCTCCAACATCTCCAAGTTTCAAACCGCCCTCCTCGATCACATGGCGACCAAGAAAACTGAACGCTGATTCATCCTTGCCCACATACAACTCGACAGTCCCGCCCGTGCCTCCAAAGGCATAGAGGTCCAGGTATTGGAAATGCTTACGGAAGGTTGTCCCACCGAAACTGAACCGGGCAGTCTCTATGATGGACTCAATGTTGGTTCCTGAATCAGTATCGGAACCCGGCTCTAAAGCCTCATACAACTTCCCAGTTGAGAGATCCCCATAGTACAGTGCGTCCTCTTGTGTGAACCTAGCAGGAAGGAAGGCGGAGGGAGTCCAGCCGTGGAAGATGCTCCAAGCGTCTTCCACCATATCGTAAACCAAGATATGGGAGTTAGTCGTAGCACCATCCAGAGGGACAGCCAGCATATACAGATTGTCCCAGACCGTGCCCACGCAATCATAGGCATAGGTCCAGTTAATCCGATCTATCGTCCCCTTGATCTTATCTGAGATCGGGATCGTCACTCCAAGAGGACGGTCCCTTTCCGTCTTCGCCAACCTGTGGACCCCATGTCGGCTAAGAAAGAAGAAGTCATGCCCTGCCTGTACCACGGAGTCAGGGGCAACAGTTCCAATGTCTGTGTTGATCGGGAAGATGCTAGTAGCATCAAAGGTCAGGTCTCCGAAGTTAGGCTGATCTATATCCAGAATCCAGATTGAATCCCTTTGGAAAATCAAGAGGCCATTCTGCATGAATGGGACCATCCGCATGGTCTCGTCGGACGGGTTCACCAAGTAACCAGCGGATTTGTTGATACGATTAGGCTCACCTATTTGAGAGAAATAGATGTAACCGTTCTCCTCTTCACCTCCACCTGCTACCCACAAACGAGATAGCCAGAACACTGCGTCCCTGCCAGCAGCAGGATCAAGACCTTCCGACCCCGTGACTTCGGCAAGCGTTCCACCAGACCATTTAAGAATCTGGCTGTTACCTTCTTCCATTATGTATAACTGATCTTTGGCGGCTTCATTGAAATCAAACACCTGCACCATACGCATCTTTCCCCGTGTTGTAGGAAAAGTGAAGGTGCCTGGTTTAGTTAACTGATTCCAATTACTTGCTACGGTTCCACTGCCGTCCCAAGCAAGGAACTCCTCGCCCACATTCATCAATAGCCTGTTACCTACAGATCCAGATGTGGGGTAGTAATGACCCATAGCATAGGTCTTGCCAGTTGGCCTATCCACAGTACCAGATAACGGATCAGTTACTTCAGTCCCTGACTTGTCTACGGAACCGGACCTCTTCTCCGCAAAGGCTCCCTGCTTGATAAGGAAGTTCTGGATCAGAGCTGCCTCATTAGGGCCAATCCTCGTCGGGTGAGCCTTCGTATTCATACCACCAGATAGGCTGTCGATCTCGAATGTCCCGATTGGAGAATCGAGCAGTTGAGATCTACGCTGGAAAACTCTGGGATCTACTGGCATTAAACTCTCTCAGTCCGCTTGTTCATGTCAGGCATGAAGGCCCAAGTGCTATCAGATCCTAGCCTATCTCTAAGGAACCCCTCAAGGAGAGTCTGATACCGCAACTCCTCTGCTTCTGCTTGAGCAAACTGACGAAGATTCCTGAGCAGGTCACTGAAAGCACCAATCACCAAGATATGCTCACAGTCGAGGAGCAGATCGTCCTCGTCGTCGTCCAAGTCGCTGATCCTCGTAGAGTGCGTAATGTGCAAGGAGACAGAGGTAGGGACCGGGTGAAGCCTGATAACAGCGTATCGGGCTACCTTCTCATCCCTTGACAGGCGGGCGTAAGTATCAGTGCCAAGGTCATTCGTCAAAGAAATCACACCTGAAGTGGGGGTGCTTTTACTGAAATGAAGGACCGTGCTAAAGGAATGATCCAAAGATACACCAATAGGCTTCTCAGACTCTACTAGAAGACCATTAGAATCGTAGCCTCGTACTCGGTAAGTACCAGATTCGGAGCCAGCATCAGATATAGCCTTGAGATTAGATGCCGTTAAAGGTTGCTTGAAGACACCTCGATTGCCCAGACGAGAGTAATACTGAGGGTTACCAGCACTCCCAATATCCTTGATATACCTCTCGGTAAGATCCTGGTCAGGCAGTGGCATGACTACTCGATTGTTGGTCCTGTCATAGACCTTGATGATCTTAGCAACGCTCTGAGGAAGGCCCACTGTCTCAGTGGTAGCAGTTACGGTAGTCTCCTGAAGTAACTCAGGCCAGTTGTAGAACTGCAGGATCTCCTTGTATCTCCTGTTTATGGCTTCCTTGACGACAGTTTCCTTATCCAAGTCTGTCCGGTTGGCGAAACGCAGAACCTCTCCGGCTATGTCTCCAAATGTCTTCATGCTATTTTGTCCTTTGTCGGAAGGTTGAAAGCTGCCTGAATGCTTTAATCCCTAAATGGCAGCAGTTCATAACGGCATACTCGCTAAACACTTCAACCGGAGTAGCCGCAAAATTAACTCCTGTTACCTCATAGGAACCAGTAACCGTTACTGTATTGCCCGCAAGGTTGAACCCGTATTCCCCAGCAATAGACACTTCATTGCCTGTTTGGATCCCGTAAGAACCAGTAGCACTTAACGGAGTCCCCTCCACTACTACTGCATACAAGCCTGTGGCGGAAGCCTCTCCAGATGTGCCTACAGAATAATCTCCTGGTGCAGTGGACGCTATCCCACTGGCCGATACTGCGTAGGAGCCTGTGGCTGTAGCGGCAGTTCCACTTTCAATGAATGCGTAGGAACCCGTTGCGGGAACTGGAGACCCCGTAGATATGACCGCATAAAACCCCGTAGCCGTGGCGGTTCCAGCCGCATCCACCACATAAGACCCGGTGGCCGCAGCAGTTCTTCCTGTTGTCAAAACCCTATAAGCACCCGTGGTCGCAACTGCTATGGCCGTACTTATAACGGCGTATGATCCCCCTGCCGAAGCAGCACCAGAGGAAATGTTAGACACATCATAAGAGCAATTAACTCGGGACTCTGTTCCTTCTATAATAACTGCATAAGAGCCTATGGATGTTGCCGGAAGGCCAGCGGTTGTTGAAGCGACATCGTAGGAACTTAATACCGCAACGACTGTACCTGCAGACACAACAGCGTATGAACCTGTAGCAGTGAGCGAGCCAGCGGTTGTTGAAGCGACATCGTAACTACCCGTTGCTATAACTGCGGGTCCAGTAGAGACAACTGCATAGTCACTTACAGCAGTTGCAATATCCCCTGTCGCCATGACTGCGTAAGTGCTTGTAGCCGTGGATACATTGCCGACACCTGTAACGGCATAGTTCCCTGTTGCGGTTACGGGAATAACTGCGGACACAACAGCGTATGATCCAGCAGCGGCTACTGGCAACCCGGTTGCTGCAACTGCATAAAAACCTGTTGCCGTTACAGAACCGCTGGTTGTCGAAAAGATATCGTAGGAACTTAATACAGCAACAGCCGTTGCCGGAGAAGTAACGGCGTAAGTGCTAGTTGCTGTAGATTCTGTCCCTACCGAAACAACTGCATACTCACTCGAAACTGCTACACCAGTGGGAGCATAGGCAACAGCATAAGAACCTGTGGCTGGAACCGCAGTTCCTGCGGAAACAACTGCATAAAAACCTGTTGCTGTTGCAGAACCAGCAGTTGTCGAAGAAACATCGTAGGAACTTGATACAGCAACGGCAACAGCCGTTGAAGTGACTGCATAAGCACCTGTCGAGGCTGTCACTGGCCCGACCGATGTCACCGCATAGTCACCCGTGGCGGCTGCCGGAAGGCCGCTGGTTGTTGACGACACATCGTAGGAACTTAATACGGCAACTGATGTTCCTGTAGAGGTGACGGCATAGGAACCTGTGGCCGTGGACACGGTGCCACTTGTTGTTGCTTCGACATCGTAGGAACTCAATAACGCAACTGATGTTCCTGTCGAGGTAACAGCGTAAGACCCGGTTGCTGTTGTCACCGTTCCTGTCGAAGTAACGGCGTAGGAACCTGTGGAGGTCTCTACCGTTCCTGTCGAGGCAACTGCATAAGCACCCGTGGCAGTTGTGGCTGTTCCCGCAGAAGTAACTGCGTAAGAGCCTGTTGCGGTTGCCAGAGACCCCGTAAGCAAGATCGCATAAGCACCCGTTGCGGGTACGGCTGTCCCTGCAGAAGTAACTGCGTAATCACCCGTGGCAGACACCGAGCCACTTGTTGTTACTTCGACATCATAGGAACTCAATAACGCAACTGATGTTCCTGTAGCAGTCACCGCATAGTCACTCGTGGCAGTCGTCGGGCTTCCAGTGGAGGTTACTGCATAGGAGCCAGTGGCAGTGACGGGGGTTCCTGCGGTGGTTCCCGATGCCTCCTTGAAGAAGAGCGACATCGAAACGCCGCCGTTATGACTTTGGGTACTAGGGGTGCTGACCCATCCATAATAAGTAGACCCAGTAGTTGACCAGTTTGCATCCATATTAGAGAACGCACCTGAGCCAGTATATTTCTTGAAGAACCAAGAAGCAGTCTGTGCAGCCGCTGCGTTGTCTTCAGAATGTCCGCCTTTTGTCGTACCGCTCGTAGGCCAAGTTTGGGCGAGTGTATCCACCTCAGTTCCGCCCGCTGGTACATTGTTAATGCTAGAAGCAGGAGCCGCCGGGGGGTCTATTTGTTGGCGACGACGAACAGTGGAGCAAAAAACATTCATAAACTCATCGCCAACATCTGTTGAGTTCCATGAACTATCCGTTGGCTTGTTCCACCGCCGATAGACCAATTTCCCCATCATTGTCATTGATGATTTGCAAGAGGCTTGCATCGCCGAGATCGTAGCCGTTGAATTGTCTGCTCCTCGAATGACAAATACCCGCAAAGTTCTAGGGCAACTCCCTCCGCCAGTGGCAGATACATCCGTATAAGAAAGCTGTTGATTCGTCAGGGCATGGCTACTCGTGATTGGAAGAACCCAGAGGCCACCAGCCTGTCGGCCACCGGAAGAGGAAGTGGAACGGAGATAACCGAAGTCAAGAAAGTCGGTGGTAATACCAGTTGTGCCTGAAGAGTTAGTGTAGGTTGCGACTTGATTGAGGATGTGTGAGTTGCCATTGCCAGGGTTTAACGCATTATTTTGCCGCTCCTCTGAGTGCATTAAGACAAGGAAGTCTCCGGCTAAGAGCGTGTTAGGAGCAGATCCATTGATTGCATCAATAGTCAGGTGGAGAATACCTGTATTCTGACCATCTGATGAACCTCCTACGGCTCTTAGGTCAAGAACTTCCAATGCCATATCATGCCACCGTCAACTCTACGGTCAGTGTCCCTGGATTCTGGCACTTCGTTACATACAGGTTGACCATTTGATGGTCAGTTACCGACTCACTTATTGTAGGCTCTAAGCCGTATGACGAGGTGCAAATAATGTCGTTGGCGAGCATATAGGTAGACGGATAAGGATCAGAAGATTTATACGGGTGTGCGGCTGGAAGAGGATTCGCCTGACCGCTTCCCCAGTATTTGTGAGCGTAATACCCTTCAATCTTTTCTCTAAGATCATCCGAAGCAGCACCTTCGACGAAGATCAACTCAGAGATAGCACCGTTCAATCTCCGTAACTGAGGGGATCCGTTTCGATCTCTTCCGAGGACAGCCATCCCGTTGTAGGTCCAGCCTCCGGTCGAAGAGTTTATCGTGATAGACTGATCGGTATATAAAGCGGTGCCGTCAACCCACTCAGACAAACTGGATGCTGTACCGATATCTTTCCCACAAACCAATACTCTCATTTCGTCGTTGCCGAGATCAGGGTCTCCGTGATTAAATTCATTCCCTGAGTCGTTCCTCACTCTGAGGTCGCCGCCTTTGTGGCCCCAGGTCGAGTTCCAGGCAGTGTCCCCGATGTCGTAGGTTCCCATGATTGGAGAGTTGTTAGACGATGTGTAATCTCCGATCACAGCGAACACCGAGTAAGCCGCATCGTAAGGAAGAGAGTAGGTTCCTGTGTAGCCAGTGAGGTACTGCGTTCCGTCGAAGTCGATGCCTTCGTTTGAGCCGGGACCAGTAGTAGTCTTATAGGTGGGGTACACACTTGAGGAAGTTTGACGGAAGACCGCCTGAGACTTATCCCATGATCTCCAGATGGTCACATTGTCACCATCAGATGCACTAGCAGGGGCACCTAGATCTTCGGCTCGGAAGTGCCACAGCATCTCACCGTTCTCGTCAAAATCCGAGTCGTCAAAAAGATCTTTGTTCGCAGCTCCGAGACGCATATTAAAGGCGAGAGTGCCTGATGATACTTTAGCCCTTACCTTTGTAATCGACTTTCCCGTACCGGGGGAAAAAGCGAAACTACGAACAGCCCCATGATTCACCAATGACGGGTGGCAGTCATCCACCGTGAACTCATAAACGGCCATGTCACCACCCAGCTACTCCTCGTGAAGTACGATCTTGTCCCCGCCGAACTCCCACACATGACGCTTGTCACCCTTCTCCCACCCGAAGAAGTAACGAGTTGGACCCTTGGTCTCCGTGTTACTTGGGTCGGTGCTGACAACAATCGAGTGACGCTCAAAGATCACGGGACTGGCTTCAATTGGGATCTCGACCATGAAGGGGATTTCAACACCCGGCCCCTTGATGACCAACGAGCGAAGAGGGAACTCTCGGGCAAAGGATTGCCCCTTGCCGTCCGAATCAACCTTCTCGCCAGAGGTTGTGATCCCCTGCCAAGTGAACATCAGGCTGTGATATTAAAAGAACACCGCAAAGTGAACGCAACTCCTGCGGTGGCATCTGCATGGGTGTCTACCTGAACGGCAAACTCTTGACTATCCCTAGAAGCAGTAGCCCCACTGTTGATGACTCCAGATGGTGCCGTAGGAGTAATGCTCGTCCCGCCACCAGTTACTCCCAACGCTGTGATAGAAGTCAAGGCCGTCACGGAGTTCTCTGCGTAAGCCAAACCTGCTTGAGCATCTACAGTTGTGCCTCCACCTGCTTGGCCATCAAGGTTAGTGCCGGAACCATTACTGTCGGATCTATCAATTACTACGCTAGTGATCGTCGTATCCACTCCGGCTGTTTCAGTGAAGCGGCAAATGAAGTAACGACGAATACTGTTAGCACCTGCGGTGATGGGATCTGCTGCTGCAGTTGCAGCACCGTCATCTGATCCACCGTAAACAACACTCGAAATCGAACTGCCAAGTGTCCCTGCAGTTGCCCCAGTCCGAGAGTGCCAAGTCGCTGTGATTGCCATCGTTTACCCCTTACTTCGGGTCTTTCAGGTCGAACCTGGAAAACATCCGAATGAATTTCTTTGAACCACCAGTGTTCCAGAACTCGGGAAGCAATGCGTTCACGAGTATCCAAGGACGGGTGGGGATTAAAGCGGCCATCATCAGGTCGCCATTTATGCTCATACCATTTGGCTGGTGTTTCGTCTGACGAAGAATATCAACTTCCTTGAGAAATTGCTTTACCTCGTGAGGGTACTTCTTGAACCAAGTATCCATGACAGCCCGAAGAACTCTCTCTTCAGCCTGACCTTTGACATAACTAGTAGGGACTGGACGGGGGGCCGCAACCTTGGCGACCCCCCTACCATTCGTAGACTTGCTAGTCATCCTTGATGTTCATCCAAGCACCAGCAGCACCGACAGCAGCAACCTCAAGAGTCAGTTCATGGAGAACCATGCCACGCTCGGAGTCACCACTCTTCGGCAGACGCTCGGCAACAGTTGGACGCAGGGTCGCCTTGCAAAGATGCTGACGCTCTAAAGCGAAAGCAGTCTTCGAGCCAGCAGCACCAACGATTAGACCCGTGTCACCGTTAGCGGTAGTTGCGTGACCCGTTGGGCCAAAACGCTCAAGAATAACATCAACAGTGCCGAAATCGCTTTCGTACCGCATGACATTTGAAACGAGATCGTTCTTGCCAACATTGAAACGAGCAATCTGCGAACCAGCGTATGCCGTGATGTCCTTCTTCGCTGCCGGAGAAGCAAGGATCGTGTCAGGTGCAACACCCGCCGTCCACATTCTCTGCAGCAGAGTGTTGAATTTGGCTTCCGTAAGTGCAGCTGCCGCAGCGGTTCCGGGGGCACCCGTACCATCTGTTGATGCTGACACATCGAAGAGAAAGTTATCCGCTGCCACCGCCACATCAGCGTCCAAGATCTCGTGGTAGAGACCGTTCATGGTGCGAGCAGCAGTGGTCGAACCAGCAGGAGCAGAAGCATCCTTCTGGCACAGCAACGCTTGTTCAGTGTTGCGAGCCAACTCACGCAAAGCCTTCATCATCTGGTACGAGAACTGAGAAGCCATACCCGCATGGGTGACAGCCTCGTTCGTGCCCGTGACAGCAAAGTCCTTGCGAAGAATCTGCGTGTGGTTGTTTGCACGAGTCGGATCAACCAGCGTAGCACCAAGAAACTGGTCACCCTCAAGGGCACCCCCGGAATCAACCGTAGTGAGACTATCCCTGATCCACTCATGTTTTGTCGAAGTCGCTGCTTTAGACTGCAGCATGGAGAAAAACGGTGTGTCATACGGCGAGATCATCGTGATGACATCAGAGAGATCTTCTCTGATAGTCGTTGTCAGATGACCAGCGGTATGTTCAGCACCCGGAATAATAGCCATTGTTATGTCCTTTTATGGGCACTGGCTCTAACGAGAGTCTTTCCAGGGTTGATGTTTCTCCAAGTACCGCAACAACGAATTTGGATCGCCCGGTTGAATGCCCGCCCGATCTGCCGCCTCTTCAGCCTGTGGTGTCGTCTGAGGGGCAGGGCGAACCCCACCTTCCAAACGCTGGCTACTAGAAGGGGCACCACCCAAACGAGACAATCTCGCAAAGGTCGATTCTGCTGCCCTCAACATTCCAGTCGGGAGTTCCTGAAGACCCGGATCACTGAGGTATTCTGCCTCAGCTTCCTTGAAAAAATCCGACTTAGGATTGTTGAGTTCTGGGTAATCAGACCTTGCTTGGTCCCATGCTTGCTGCCTCTGCACATCAAACTGTTGAACAGCCGATGCCCTCGCTTGCTCTTGCATGAGTCCCTGTATCGTTTGGCTTGAGATCTGCGTTGCCCGCAACTTCGCAATGTTATCAGCAGCTTCAACAGACTTTCGAGGATCGTCGAAACTATCCTCTGCTATCTTTGTCCACCGACTGATCTCATCGTCGATTGCGTCAGGCACCGCACCCGCTGGTTGCTGTACTGGAATCCCTGGTTGGCTCTGTATCTGAGCCTCGTACCCTTTCATTTTGTCGTAAACTTCTTTGAAACGGTCATAAGGAATCCTTCGATCCCCTGTTCCCGGCGATGCGTCCGAGGCTGGTGCATCTTGACCAAATTGCTTCGCAGGAGTTTGTGCCTCTACTGTGTTCGGGGGGACACTACTGGAATCCTGGGAGCCAGTTACGCCCGAGTTGGTGACGGGGACACCACCTACGCCCGTGTTCGTATCGTCCAAGTAACCCCCTTCAGGGTATCTAGGTTTTTGTTACACCCAAAGACGGGTACCTGTCAATACTAATCCTGATCTGCACACACATTCAAGAGGTAGTTCTCAATATCCTCAAAGGCCATATACGCTCCACGGGCTTCGTAGATGTCCTTGGGGTCGCTGGCTGTCAGAGCAGATGAAAGATATTGCTCCCGAAGAGGCTGAAGGACTGCCATTAAAAAAGCCAAACTCTGGTCCCTGATAAGGGCTTCCAGCCTTCTCTGCTCCTCTGCCCTCTTTTGGCCCATTAAGGTTTGAGGAGTTCCATCCTCATCCAAGGCACTCCAGTACCCCCGAAACTCCTTGCTTTGAAGACCATACTCCTCAATCACTTGCTCTATTCTCATGCCATTACCTCCCCTTCAGGCTGCGGTTCTTCTTGTGGCGGTGCCTCTTGTGGTGGCCCTTCTTGCGGTGGCCCTTCTTGGGGTGCCCCTTGAGCCATCGGACCCTGCTCGGGGAAGGTCATGTAGATCCTTGTCCCCTGCTGCTGAACCTCTGCCCCCTGCTGCTGCAACTGTTCCACCACTGAGTTGTCTCCAAGCATGGACATATGCAGACCTATGTGGCCCGTCAAGAGTAAGACCAATTCCTGATCTTCCATGTTCGCCTGAATCGCTTGCTGCAAGACTTCCATGTGAATCTGGTGTGCGTCACCCTGGTCCACCGGAGCAACCTGCTTCATCGTCTGCATGAACTGAATCTCTGTCAGTTGCTCACTGGCAGCGTCTTCCTCCATGACTCCCGGTGCCCGTAACAACCTCCTCGAAGAACGGTAGTCACTGTTCTCGAAGTAGTCACGGACCAGTTCATAGGAGTTGATAAAGGGAGAGAAGTTCGGAGAAGAAGCCACCTGCATATCTGCTAGTGCCTTCTGGGACCGTGCCCTCGGATCCATGTTGTCCAATCGACCCGTTGGAATCAGGTCGAAGTCAGAGTAGAGATCCCAGCGGTTGAACATGACAGGCTCACGACCGTCAATGTTCACCATGACCGACATATCCCCGTACTGACTCCAGAGGAACAAGGTCTGACGATGCAGCCTCCTCATAGACTCTTGGAAGATCTGGATGTCCAAGGCTCCCTGCATCTGGCTCATGCGAGAAATCTCCTGAACCTCCGCCGCAGTCCTCCTCTCCACCTTCTGGTTCACATTTGAGATTCCGAAATCCTGAATGCCGACATACTCCTCGGCGTAAGCCTTGAGAGTCCTCTCTTCAGCCTCGAATGAATAATCCATGACCTGATGCGTAATGGGCTGCACATCGTCCATACGCCTGACAGGAATGTATCCACCCGGACGGAAACGCAACTGAGAAGGATTGCGAACCGAACCCTCTCTAACCTTGAAGGTCAGAGCATTTTGAATCGTCATGCGGTCGAGCTTGGCATTGTGCTGGGCATTGATCTCTGCATTGAGGTCATGCAGTAGTTCAGGAATCCCACGAGGGGCATACCAGCGAGGCTCAGTAATCTCGTAAGCGAAACGAGTAAAGGGCCACTCACCATGCTCGTAGGGGTATTCGATCAGACGCAAGACTTCATTGCCCTTGGCACTGATAGTCATCACGCACTTCTCTTCCAACCCGTCACCATTGATATCATGGTAGAAATAGATCTCGTAAACCTCAATGTGTGAACCGCTAGAGGAAGTGGAAGAGATGCCCTCTCGTGCCGTTCTAGATGTGTTCACATAGGAAGTGTCCCGGCTGGCAATCTCTGAAGTCTTGGACTCCTTCGCCACCTTCTGGGCAACCTCGGAGTCATACATTCCTTGGATACCTCTGGTCCTGATCTCCGCTGGAGTCAGGAACATTCGGTGAGCGATCCAAGGCAAGGTGTCTATCTCGTCGGAAGAATCGAAGGGAACCACAATATCCCTCGAATCAACGAAGTGCCAAGCAGGAGCATTCTGTTTCACCACCTGCAGGGAAACCTTCAGGAACTCCTTGCCGTCACGGAACTGCTTGAGGACAGACTCAAAGGCAATGCGGTCCTCTTTGTTCTTGAGGTCCAACCCCATCTGTGGAGCCAGTTGAATGAAGTCCTCATCCGTCACTTCGCTCCGGTCCACATCTTCAGGCAAGAAAGAAAGGTCCAGAGTCCTGGTCTTCCTCTCAGTCTGGTGGTCCCAGACAGCCTTGATGTAAGACTGACCGTAGGTAAGGAAGTGATCTATTGATTGGATCTGAGTCTCACGGCAACGATCCATCTTGTAGCGGATCAACCAATCATAGAAGTTCTCTATCCTTCTCGCTCTCTCAGGGGCAGCTTCCCCCAGAGTCTCAATCGACAACACAGGGTTCACACCGAAAACCGCACTCACATAGAGGGGCTTCTGACGGCGTATCGTCTTGTCAATCAACGGAATGTTGATGTTGGAGGAACCCGGCCAAGGGAAGTTCTTTTCCCCACGGATACCAAAGCGTCTCTCGTAAAAGACTCTTTGCTTGTTCTCCCACTGAGAACGATCTCCTATGGCTTTCTCAACCTGCTGAACCAGATCAATGACCGTCTCGTTTTTGATTTGAGGAGCAAGGTCTATACCCCTGCTCTCTGGATGTTTTTCCATTTAGCCCCCATACCCCGTAACTCCAAGATCCCTGGTTTCTTCAACACTTACTGATTGCCCCATACTGAACTGAGGCTCGAAGTCCAAGAGGTAGCGAAGCGTGTCAATCATGTCCTTGCCCGCATCCCCTGGTCTCTCCTTCGCCCCATACTCTGACTCCATGTCCTTCTGATTCCAAATGTAGTTCTCAAAGGCCCAAGTCATGTTACGGCAACCCTCGAAGACCAGAAACTTTGGCTCACCAATATCTGTCCTCAAAGCCTCGTGAATCCTCTGGTGACCAAGTGACAGGTCATTGTTGATCTCTGCGTAGAAATCAAGGTTGTGGTCCTCATACTCCTCTATCAGTGTCCTCCCTGTAAACACCGAAGGAGTCTTGCCGAAGTTTGGGTCAATGATCCTCTCATAGATAGACTCTTTCCCCTCCTCTGTACGGATAATCGAAACATAGTCACGGACAGAGTTGCGACAGGTCTTGATCGAGTGGAAAGGATCGTGAGGCCACTCACGGTAGCAAAACAACTGGTTCTTCGGATTGATCGCAAACCATGCCATGTAGCACGGACGACGATCATGCGGGTCCATCACCAGGAAGCGAGGCCATGACTCTGGAATCTCGAACCCCGGAACCACATGAGTCTCACGGCTAAACTCAGGGAAGATCGAACCAGACAAGTGACTGAACTTGCCGTGAACCCTTGATTCAATCTCTTCAGGAGTCAAATCCTCTATGAAGGAAAGTTTCTCCTTCTCGGGGATATATGGATTGTTCATCAAGTCTAGATGGAAATCCGCAATCCTTATGCCGTCTGCCCTCGAAGCAATCTCGTTATAAATCCAAGGACAACTCAGTGGGGTCAGAGTAAACCAGATTCGCCCACCATGATCCAAGCAACCACGGCGAACTGCCACGAACATCGGGCGAGGTGGAGGCTCATCAAACCAGACACCATGCCAGTCGTGACCCTCATAGGTGGAAGGGTCTTGCATATAAGAACCGATGTAGAGCCGTGAGCCGTTCGAGAAGCGGAGGATCTCCGGGTATCCGTCCGTCCCATTCTTCGTGTGTTCAATCCAACCCTTGGCCGAGAACTCCTTGATCTTCTTCATCAAGATCTTGTCTACCGCTTTCCTGCGATCATTGACCATAGCCAAGATATCCACAGGAGGGGTTGGAAGGTTCTTCCTCGTCCCGTCATGCCTGAACCCCATGCAATGAGCCAGCACCTCGACAACGCCAACCGTTGACTTGCCTGTACGGTTCCCTCCAGTAATCAAACGGATCTGGGCAGGATGCTCCAAGAACTCTGTCTGTTGTCCGTAAGGTTCAAAGAAGAAGAAGGGGGCTTCCTTGAAGACTTGAGCTTGTTCCTTGAGTTGCTTGTATTCGTCAACCAGATCGCCATGTTCCATCTAGAACCACTCCCAATAGCCACAAGGCTTATCCCTGGTTGACAACTGACGACAGGAGCGAATTGGCCTGAACTCTCTCGCTCCACGCAATGTCGTGGTCTGAACATGGACAATAAGGAAACGACCTTTGCCTCGACCGGACCCTTGGCAGCGAGGGCACTCTTTAATCATCTGGCTCCTCCATTGTCACGGAAGTGCCCACCACTCCCATTTGCTTCTTCATCTTCTTGATATGGGCTAGCAGTTCCTCTTCTGTCATCACGGTCGGGTCTAGTTCCTTATCCCCACCAAGGTCTGCTTCTTTACGCTTCACATAGCGATAGAACAACTCAGTGTCCTTCACCGAACCCTCACTGGCACGGATCGCCACACTCATAGCGATGTGGCCCTCTGACTCTTCTGCTGCCTTGAGCAAGAGCATATTGATAATGGTGTTGATGTCCCTGCGGGAAACACGGGAAAGGAGTACATTGAGATCGACATTGAGTTTCTTGGCAACCAGCCCCCTGGCCTCTTCTTCGTCATGTCCCCTTCGCAGGTACTTGGTGTAGTAGTGGCAATACCTATGGGACCACCATATCTCGTAGGGACCGAGCCAGCCCTGAATATCCCCCACCAGTCTCTTGAACATCTTCACTGCCGACTGGTAATGGCCCACACTTGCGAGTCGAGCGATGAACTCTTTCTCTGTTGATTGGCTCATGCTCATGGGGACCAGTTGCGAAAGTTGTCCGGCAAAGTCCACGAGTTGGTGTTTACGAATGGGGTCCAGCCCCATAAGCCACATGGCTCCTGCGTCAGACTTGTCCTTGAGTCTCTTCAGGACTTTGTTCGCAACTTTCTCTGGAGCCTTCAGTTCCTTGGGGGGGTCTTTCACTCTGATTGTCACTTTCTATTACTGACGAGTCAAATCCTACGCTATTGAAAACGAAACCAAAAGATGTATATTGCCCACGAAGGCGAGGCAAAACCAATGGACAAGGACAAATCTGGGCTGGAAGTCTACCACCAGCACACCTATCAATCTTCCGAGGGCCAATCTTACAAACTGGGATTCTTCATTCCGTTCGAGAATGGGGCACTCAAGCCCTTGGAGTTCTGGGTCAAGTCCGGAAACAAGAAAACAATCTTTCAGTCATCTGAGTACAATGACTCCACATGGGTCGTAGACACCTCTAGCAATAACGACTTCCGCTTTATCGACATCGTTAAAGAAGGGCTGAAGCTGCCCATTGAAACCAGTTCGTTCCTTATTTCACTATGGAGGGAGATCCACCAAAAATGGCAAGGTCTAGAAAGAGAAGCAAGAAAAGAAATGCCAAAGTCGCCACGATTAAAAGAGTTCAAAAAGACACGGAACTGAACGACATAAAGAAATCGCTGGACCTTTGCCTTCTCGAAATCCATGAGCAACAGATCTCCAACCAGAAGCAGAAGCACAGATTGCTTGAGGTCCGGAACATGATCCAGAATCGACTACACAAGCAGCCAGGAATAATCCTGTGAACCTTGCCATTTCCCGGAGAGGGGGGTTTTCATTGGTGCGGCATTTGGCCTCCCTCTCCGCTTTCAAGGCAAACCCATAGAAACCCTCCAGTGTAGTCAATGCCAACAAGTCCTGCCCCTGGACAAAAAGCACTTCCAGTTCTTCTGGGACCAGAAGGCCAACCAGACCCGACACCTGAGAATCTGCAAAATATGCAACAGGAGAAGGCTCAGGACGAATATCCAGCACAGGTCTTTGCGTCTCCTTCATGGGGCAAAAAGGAGAGCCAAACTCAAGGCTATGGAGTTCGGGCTAGATATCGAATGGGTCAAAAAAAGAATCCAACTTGGAACCTGTGAAGCCTCAGGAGTGCCCTTTGACCTTCAATCCAAGTCGGGCCAACTCTCCCCACGAACCCCCACTATTGATAGAATCATTCCAGAACTAGGGTACACGAAAGAGAACTGCCGAATCATCTGCATGGCACTGAACACGCTGTTTGGGACATGGGGAGAAGGAGCGGCAATCGAGATAATCCTGCCCTATCTCACAAAAAGGGGAATCAAGACATGGAATTAAGCGAACGAAACAGTTGGATGCAGCCAGCCGACAACGAACCCACCGAAGGAGTCGAGTTCTGGTTCAAGTACGACCCAGACACCGACAACTTCGCACTCCTGTTCACCTCGCCCTCCAACCGCCAGCAAGTGAAAATACACCTCACAAGCAAACTCATGGAACGATTCATGGACGAAAGCCTAGCTTTCTTCATAGACATTATGAACCGGGAAGAAAGGGAAGACGATGAGAATAGCCCTCGACTATGACGGCACCATCACCAAGGCACCGCCATTCTGGGAAGATTTCGTAAACCTCTGCAAAATGCACAGCATCGAGGTCTATGTCGTCACTGCAAGACCCCCTCGCAAATCATCCAAAGACGAAATACCCTACTTCCTCGGGCACTCGGTCCCTATCATCTTCACCAGCGGAAGAGCCAAGAAGCCCTATTGCCGGGAACAAGGGGAAGAGTTCGACATCTGGATCGACGACAACCCCTGGATGGTACACATCAGCCCAGAGGATCTGAAGAAACATGGAATCGAACCCTAAACCCGAACTCGTTGTCGTCATCTGGGAGGATACCGCCGCATTAGAGGAAACATGGAGCGATGAGGAAGAAGCACGGGAACTCAAGCCAGGGATCATGCACTCAGTCGGCTGGATACTCGCCAAAACACCCAAATACCTCACCATCACCTCCTCCGTTGAGTTCGACGGCGAACTCGTAGGCGATGTCAACTGCATACCACTCGGTTGCATAAGAGAAATCAAACAAGTACGACCCCATGAGGAATCCACTTGACCCACAGCAAGGCAACGGATAGAACCTCTCCTGACGACAGGAATCTGTCGGTGCCAAGTTTAGGGTCTTCGGCACCCAGCATACGAAGGACTCACCAACAACTCAGGGTGAACAACCGCAAGAGCAGTGCTGGCAACAATCCACCGCTATTCCCCCATAAAAAAAAGGGGGGGTAGGGGGGGTTTTGACCAGCACCAAAGGATCTACCACAATCTAGGGAGTAAGTTGCCGAAAGCAGACCTGCTGAACAACCTACTCAAATTAAAAAAAGTGATGTGGTGTAGCTGCACCTGCAGCAGCCACTAACCACAGGAGAAGTTATATGCCAAACGGACCAGGCACCTACGGAAGCCAAGTCGGCAGACCTAAGAAGAAGAAACCTAAGAAGAAATAGCCATTAGACTCCGCTAATAGCCATACCAACATCTCGGCCTTCCTTGAACCGGATACCCACCGCCTTCCACATCAGCGGGTGTCCGGTTCTCTTTTTAGCCAAATAGCCACAGAACCACCGCAGGACGCTATTCTGGGAAAATGTATAAGGCGGGATATACCCCCCCCCGGCAGCCCCCCCCTCCCCCTCCCCCCCCTGCCAGTCGGCAACAGCACCTCGAGCCGGAGATTGCAGCCGATTCGACCCCGGCACCCGGTTCAAACTTCCAAGTGTGCGATATTGACACAGTGACGGCACCCCTTCCCGGAACACCATCCGACCCTGCCAACCTTGACCACTGCACGGGTTCCCCTGCCCCGATACCGCAGGTTCTCAAGTAGATCTGATGGACC